TGGGTATCCTAATTCTGGTTTTGTTAGATCATTAGGATATGAAGGATTTGCAGCGGGATTTCCAGGATTTTTACTGTGGTCCGGTTCGGCTCTGCCAAATAGTGCAGGAACAAAAGGCAGCGCAGCATATAGCGGCGTTGGATTAGAATTATATGCTAACACTGCTAGTTATTTTCGATATTCAACCACAGATTCGGAAATTGATGTACGTACTAATAAATTCTTTTTTGGAAATAACAATACATTTATAAGTGGTGCAAACGGCAATATTGAAATTTCTGCATCAAATTTTCATCTAGATGCACAAGGTAATATAACCGCATCCGATGGACAATTCAGGGGTGTTAATTATGCAGATTTATATCAATTTCGTGTAGATTTAATTAATACATCGACAGTTAATGATAAGTTATCTACGTATACATATTTAGGTCAAACATTCTATTCAATAAATTTAACAGGAAGCTACGATCCAAATTATGGAGGAACAAGTCCAGCTATGTTTTTGCGTTTAGAAGGTACTCCACAATATCCTATAGGTGCAATAAACATACATACTAATGGATTTGTTGATTATGTAAAATATGCAACGATATTGATTATTGAAATTGCAACAGGGGAATGGTATTTTGGTAGATCTAAAGCCGACACCGGACTAGGTGGGGGAAATCCAAATGCTCGAGATGGAATAATTAGAGTTTCTGCAAATGATTGGGCATCTGGTTCGTTTTCGAATTATACGGTATCAGGAACACCATATACCGAAGTTTTAAAAACAGAAAGCGGTCAACGATTAATGTTTGCGCAAAGTGCATTTGACTGGAAAATAGAAGCTGTTACTGATTATAGGCATATCGCAAAAAGATTTAAAGAAGGACTTATATTAGATCCTATAGATTCATCAGCCGATCCTAGGATGCCATCAGGTTCAATTGCAGCAGAAAATGGTAAATTGATTGTTTCGGGATCTGGTGTAAATCAACATATATATTGTTATTTAAATGGAACATGGAAACAATTAGATTAATTATATTAACAAATATTTATTTAAAATGAACAAAATAACAGTACTATTTCCTGGGGGATTCAAACCATTAACAGGAGCTCATTTAGCATTAGCACAACGATATGCAGAATCTCCGCAAGTAGGTCGCGTAATATTATTAATTGGACCAAATTCTAGAGATGGTATTACTAGAGAACAAAGCATTGAAATGTTTAATTTACTCAATGATAATCCTGACATCATCATTCAACCTACGCAACATAATTCACCCATTGTGGCAGCGTATGAATATTTGTTTGATTTACCTGCAGATGCATCTGGACGTTATGCCATGGCAGCTTCTGCCAAAGGCGATGATTATGTTAGAGCAAAAACATTTGTACCTAATGTAGATAAATATGCAACAATTGGCGATAAGAAAGGACGTAAAATTCCTGCAGGAATTGATGCAACGGAATTAAGTATCGATGTAGATCCAGAAACATACTCAAACGGGACACCTATATCAGCTACTACAGTACGACAAGCAATTGCTAATAATGATTATGAAACATTTCGAGCATCATATCCTCAGTTTAAAGATGCAGTAGTTAAAAATGCTTGGCAAATCTTAACAGGATTACAAGAAGCATTATTTACAAAAGAATGGTGGGCGACACAATTGCAAGAAGAAGTTGATGAAATGTTTGCTGCTACAATGAACAATGCAGAAACGCGTCGACATAAAAATAAAATCAATAAATTAAACAAATTTTTAGATAAACAAGATGATCGATCATTTGTATATGATTTTGACAAGTTTCCAAAAACGGTTTATGGTGCAAGGCTAATGGAAGGAGGCGCAGCTGGACATATGGCACACCCATGGGATGATCATGGATTAACTTTTAATGACATGAAAGAAATAGTATCTCGTGCATTAGAGGGGCGTTTAGATATTGAAGCTGCAGTTACAGAAAAAACTGATGGTCAAAACATTCAAGTTACTTGGAAAAATGGTCAACCAGGATTTGCTCGCGGCAAAGGAACTATTATTAATCCAATGACTCCTGCAGAATTAATTGCTGATTTCCAACGCAAACAACGTGAATCAATTGCAAAAAATGGAGAACAAGCAGGAGTTGCATATCAAACAGTAGTAGATGCATATAGCGCATGTGCTGAAGATTTAACAGAATCATTGCAACGTATACCTGCAGATAGATTAGCACAAATATTTAAAAATGGTCGAGTATTTGCAAACATGGAAATTATTTATCCTGCAACTAAAAATGTTATATCATATGATAAAGCACATTTGCAATTTCATAATTTAGTTGAATATGATGAACAAGGCAATATAGTCGAAACAGATTTAACCGGTGGTGCAATGGTTCAACAAATTATTCAAGATGCAAATGCACATATGCAAAAAACATTTTCATTTATTCCACCTCAAAAAATTAAAATTGGTAAAATATCTAATTTTGAAGATCAACAAGCTGCATTCTTTAATGAAATTGATCAACTTAGATCTAAGTTCGGTTTAAAAGAAACAGATCAAATAGCTGAGTATCATAAAGCGTGGTGGCGAGATGTTATTAAAACACAAGCTGATAAAATGGGATATGAAATTCCAGAAAATGTGTTAAACGCATTAATAAACCGTTGGGCGTTCTTTGATAAGTCAGAAAGTATAACCACACTTAAAAAACAAATTACAAATCCAGAATTCTTAAATTGGGTTCAAGAATTTGACAAAAATGAATTCAAACGATATTACAAACAAAATATGGAACCGTTTGAAACGTTATTTTTACGGTTAGGAGCAGTAGCATTAAAAAATGCAGAAAATTTCTTAGCAGCAAATCCATCAAAAACAGTACAAATAATTAAACAAGAACTAGCTGAACTTATCAGAGAATTGCAAACCAATCCAAATCCATCAACCGTTGCAAAATTAGAATTAGAACTTAAACGCATTGAACGATTAGGTGGATTTGATCAAATTGTTCCTTCGGAGGGTGTTGTATTTACATATGGCGGAAATACATACAAGCTTACCGGAGCATTTGCACCTGTTAATCAGATACTAGGAGTATTGAAATACGCACGATGATATATTTATATTAAAATTGGAAAGAATTATGGCTGAACGACATAAAAGCAAGTATAAAACACCGAAAGATTTTGAGAAGTCTCAAAAACCAAAACTAAGAAAAGATCTTAAAGATTATACCGCAGATGATAAAAAAGGCGGAATGAATCCTAAAACTACTGGAGATATGCAACATAATGTTTTGCGTAAGCGAGACAAACAAATGCAAGATGACGGTAAAATGTATCCAACATATAATGATGATGATCGTTTATATAAAGATATTGAAGATGGCGATTATGATCCAAAGACTGCTGCTAAACGATTAAAAAAACGACAAGATACTGAAGAAAAAGAAACAGCAGATGTATTACAAGATAAAATTGAAAATTTGACTCGCGAACAACATGAACGATTAGTTAGAGAATATGTTCGCAGAAAAATTGTAAAAATAATAAAAGAGCAAGGCGAACCTGCTCCAGCTGATGCACCAGAAGCACCAGCACCTGAAGCGCCAGCGCCAGAAGCACCAGCACCGAATGCTCCGCCTGCAGACGCACCAGCACCTGAAGCACCTGCTCCTGCTACACCTCCACCTGCTCCAACACCGGCGCCACCAGCGCCAGAAGCTCCAGCACCTGATGCTGCCGCTAAGCCAGATGCAGAAAAAGAAGCAGAAAAAGAAATTTCTCCAGAAACAAAACAAGCATTAGATGTTGATCGATTTGTTAAACATTTAAATAAACGAGATGGAAATATAGCTAAAGTTAAAGATATATTAAAAGTTCTTAATTTAGCTACAAAAGATTTAGACCCAGCTGATATTACAAATACTTATAAAATGATAAAAATTGCAACTACAAAAAAATTAGCAAAGTTTGGTCAAGAACATACAAATAAAAAATAAAGTTACATGTCAAAAAAGTTACAAAACATTAAAGCTGTTCAACAAATGTTGGACGGCACTCATAAGTTTCAAACCAAAAAAACTGTAGGGTTTTCTGATGCAAAAAACAAATCAGAACATCGAGAAGTTGGCGATGTTTGGGAAGAAACTGATGCAAGTGGAAACGTATATGTTGTAGAACAGCGTGAAGGTTTTCGAATTCGTAAAACAAAAAATTCAGATATTTTTCAATCTATAAGAGATGAATTACGTGCATTTCCTAATTGTAGAAAAGACGTATGCACATGTGTTGGTACGCATCATTTAGATCAACAAATGAGAAAGATTCATGGTATGTGTTTTGATTGTGTAATTGAAATGGAACATGAATTAAAAAATACCGGAACATATGAAGAATACGAACGCAATAAAATTCATGAAAATGCATTAGCATGGTTACGTGATGCAGAACGAGATGTTGAACTCTTAAAACAAGCATATACCGAATCAATGAAATTTGTAAGTAATAGTGAAGGCGTTACAGAAACTTGGTCAGCAAAAATGACGCCTGAGGAATTTGAAAATACAATACAAAAAGAATGGGATAAATTCAAAGAAAATTTTATAAAACGATTAAATGGAGAATCAGATGAAAACAATTAAAAAATATTGGGCAATAATTGCCGGAGTAATTTTAGCAATCATTGCTGCTATTTTTGTAAGCGATAAACTCAATAAAAAGAAAGTTACAAAATTAGATAAAAAAATTGATGATAACAATCAACAAATTGATCAACTTCAAGGCAAAACTGAAGTTATTGAAGAACAGCGTGTTGAAATAAAAGAAGAAATTCAAGAAACTAAAACAGAAATTGAAGAATTGCAAACAGCTAAAGAAGAACTACAAGTAGAAGAAAAACCTGTAGAAGAAGCAAAACAAAATATTTTAAACAAAACACGTCGGGGACGTAAATCAAAAAAATAATATGAAACAGTTATTAGTTATATTGTTATTCCCAGTATTTGCATTAACACAAACAAAACCTGATACGTGTTTTACGCAACAAGAAATTGTTGATATTTCATATACATTAGATTCATTATATGCATTAGATTCAATTAACAATGCACTGATTGATAAGTATGTTACATTATCAAAACAGCATGACGAATTAATTAAATTAGATTCATTGCAATTACGTTACAAAGATCAACAAATCGCTCTATTGCAAGAAAACGTAGAAATATATATTCGTAGAGAACGTTATCTTAAACCAAAATGGTATGAAGCAAAGGGATTATGGTTTACTGCAGGAATACTTACAACATTAGGATCTGGAATATTAATCAATGAAATCTTAAAATAATATGTCACAAAATATAAAACAGATTATACAACAGCAGTACACGATGTGTGCTAAAGATCCTGTTTTTTTTATGCGACAATATTGTTATATACAACATCCTAAACGTGGTAAGATTAAATTCAATTTATATCCTTTCCAGGAAGATACATTAACTGAATTACGAGATAATCGTTACAATGTAATATTAAAGTCTCGTCAGTTAGGTATATCAACATTATCAGCCGGCTTTGCTCTTTGGAGCATGTTATTCAAAGAAGATTTTAACGTACTTGTTATTGCAACAACTCAAGAAGTAGCAAAAAACTTAGTAACAAAAGTACGGGTAATGCATGACAATTTACCTAGTTGGTTAAAAGGAAATATTGAAGCAGATAATAAGCTTTCCTTAAAATTTAAAAATGGCTCACAAATTAAAGCAGTTTCATCTGCAACCACAGGAGCACGTTCAGAAGCATTATCGTTGCTAATTATAGATGAGGCTGCATTCATTCGAAACATTGAAGAAATTTGGATAGCATCGCAAGCAACATTATCAACGGGTGGTGGTGCTATCGTATTGTCTACACCAAATGGTGTTGGTAATTGGTTTCATTCGGTATGGTCAGAAGCTGAGCAAGAAATTAATGGATTTCATACAATTAAACTACATTGGACCGTACACCCAGACCGCGATCAGCAATGGCGAGATGAACAAACTCAATTGTTAGGAGAACGAGGTGCAGCACAAGAATGTGATTGCGACTTTATTTCATCTGGTCATACTGTAATAGATGGGGCTATACTGCTAGATTATGAAAATAAATGTAGCGAACCAATTGAACGTAGAGGCTTTGATAACGGCTATTGGATTTGGGAATATCCAAACTATGAAAAAAATTATATAGTAGTAGCTGACGTCGCTCGAGGTGATGGTGCTGACTGGTCTACTTTTCATGTTATCGATGTAGAAAATGTATCGCAAGTTGCCGAATACAAAGGAAAAATGCCACCCAAGGATTTTGGTAATATGCTTGTGTCAGTTGCAACAGAATGGAACAATGCATTACTAGCAATTGAAAATGCCAATATTGGTTGGGCAGCAATACAACCGGCGTTAGACCGAGGATATGAAAATTTATTTTATACATATAAAGATGATGGATATGTTGATATAGATGTACAACTTAAAAAAGGTTATGATATGAAGGATAAGACTCAAATGGTCCCTGGCGTATCTACAACCTCACGTACACGTCCATTAATGATATCAGCACTTGAAATGTATATGCGAGAACGAACTCCGGTAATTCGTTCTAAACGATTAATACAAGAATTATTTGTATTTGTTTGGTTAAATGGTAAAGCACAATCACAAGGTGGATATAATGATGACCTCGTTATGGCATTTTGTATTGGATTATGGTTACGAGATACATCGCTTAAATTGCGACAACAAGGAATTGAATTGCATAAACGTGCACTTTCACAATTTCAAAAAACAGAAACTAAAATATATACAGGTCGACCTTCAAATTCAGCTGATGGATGGACTTGGAATAATGGTCACAATGATGAAGATTTAACGTGGTTGATACGTTAACATCGCAGTTCTACAACTAGATATATTTATATTAAAATAGTTAAAAATATGCCAACATTAAGAAAACGATTACAAAATCTTTTTGCTACGAACGTGATTGTTCGTGCATACGGTAAAGATAAACTTAAGATAGTAGATACTAATAGATTGCAATCTGTTGGTAATTTAAATCAAACTAAA